CCTCTCTCCATCAATGTACTCGGCATCGGACCACTTATAGTCATCGTCTTGATCGTGCGCCCTACCAGTCGGCTCATACTTGACGTGCTTTTCATCCTTGTCCCACAGCACAAACAGCAGTCCCCACTTGATGTGCCAGCCTACAGCATGTGCAATATCACGCGGCTCACCTTCTTCGTCGGTTGGCCAGTCTTCTATTTCCTTGGTCTCCCAAAAAAGCACCGACGTAATGTGATACTCGGCCTCAATGATCCTCTTTGCCATATCAATAATCCTCCCTCGGCTCCGGCTCGAACCAGACCTTCTCGCCTGTCTCGCCATGATAGCCCCTGTCATACTCAGCAATCTCCTCGGCGGTCATCTGATCCTTTTCAATGCGACCACCACATGTCTCGCCATACCACTCCCAATGCGGGTTGTAGCGCCGACCATAATACCTGTCCGCCGAACCACGGTCCTCGGGACTGCCATGCTTCAATGCCCCCCGCTCACCCATAGACCGCACTCCCGAACAAACCTGTCTGCACGATCTGATCCGCAATCTCGGCGTCGATGTCACAGGTGTATGGGTTCATGATCGACAGCTTGATCTCCGGCGGCAGATTGTTGATGCCCACCGTGATCACATCGAATGACTTGGCCTCGGTAACCTCGGATGTGCTGGACGGCCAGTCGTCAGCGTTGTGGTGAACCGCGATGCTGAAATTTTTGACGATGTCGCCACCGTCTTTCAGACTCCAGTGACGGCCCTCCGGCAGCTTCGCGTATGGGGCACTCGTCTCCAGATGGCGAATGTGGATGTAGTCCATCCAGTAATTGCACCCGCCCTCCAGTGCCGTGACCCACACAGCCTCGGCAATCTCAGCCCACGCATCCCACGTTGGGCTGGATGAGATGGTAACCATTGGCGCACCAGTGGACGCCGAATACTCTACCTTGTTCATTACGCTGCCTCCTTCACTGCATATGTTTGCATCAGGTTAAAGAACCGCCCAACCGCCGTGCCGTTGCGCTTGCCCGTGAACCGCTTGTCGTCATGGTGGACAGACCAGACGCCATCGCTGGCAGTCACGAACCAAGAACAATACTTGATCGCACCACGCGGCCCGATGTTGACCATCAGGTTGTTGCCGCTGCCGAACTTGGCCTCGACAATAGCCTCATTGATGTAAGGATACCGCGTGACCTCAACCGTGCCTCCCAAACGCTGGGCAGTGGCTTCGATGTTCTTGATGATGTTGTTCTGCTTTTTCATAACTATCTCCGTGTAGCTTGAACCTTGGTACTTGAACCGATATAGTCCCATGCAGTACCCGATAAGGAGTTATCTCATATTATCCCATGCCATACAAGAGAAAATATTAAGTGTGTTCGCTCCTATAGCTTTTTCCACACGAAAAACTTTTTGGAAAAAATTTTTGGGAAATGGTGTGTTGAGTGTGTTGAGTGTAAAGAGTGTTGAAAACATTGACAGAATCTCAACACACTTCAACACGTCCAACACACTTGAGAGCGAGCAAATCCGCTCGTGCGACCCTTTGCTCTGCAAAAAACAAAAACCCACAGAAAAACCTATAGGGGGCTTACCTTGCCAAAGAAGACCGCTGGCCTGACCAACAGGCAACGAGAGTTTGCTCGGTACTACGTCGAGGGGCGATACAGTAATGCCGAGTGCGCTAGGCTGGCTGGCTATTCGCCCGACGCCGCCAAGCAACACGCATACAAACTGCTGGATGGTACGTCCTACCCTCTGGTCACTGATCTGATCAAAGAACTGCGGGAAGAGCGGGAGCGCAAATACGGCGTGACCCTTGTCGGTCAACTCAAACGCCTTGACGAACTGTCGCGCGGGGCAGAAGAGTCTGGTCAATTCTCTGCCGCCATCAATGCGGAGAAGATCAGGTCCGCTCTCGGTGGCCTGACCATAGACCGGCGGGAACAGAACCACATCCACCAGCTTGATCAACTGTCGCGGGAAGAGATCGTCGCCCGACTCGATGATCTCCGCAAACGACACCCACATGCCTTTGACAATATGAAGAGGGTTGAAGATGCCTCGGACAGAACGCCAGCTATGGAACTCATTGAGGCAGAAGTTACCGAAAAAGACCCACTGCCAGCGGATTGAGAACCGTGCCGGTGAAGGTATGCCGGACGTATATCTGTGCATGGATGGTGTGCCGGTATGGGCTGAACTAAAAATTACCAAGAATGACCGCTTTACCATCTCAAAATCCCAGATTGCTTGGCATCTGGGGCATACACGGTGTGGTGGTGTCAGTTTTTTCTTGGTCCACGACCCCTCTACGAGGCTTGTATTTTTGTTTGACGGTGGTTTAGCGGCCAAGTTGCACGGTTCGCGGCTCTCGGTCCTGCGTCCTGCGGCCCGCTGGTATGGTGATATGTCTGCTGCGCCCTGCGCCCTGCGCCTTGCGGCCCGTGAGTCATGGATCGAGTCGCTCGATCCTGCGTCCTGCGCCCCTGCGCCCTGTGATGATGGCGCCGGCAGCACGAACGAAAACAGGGACGGGTTGTAACCCGTCCCTGTTTCCCGGAGGAAGCTCCTAGTGTGTTTTGAATATGACATTGCGGGCGGGCTGTTCCCAGCACAGGACGCAATCACCGCAACCGCCGGTCTTACCTTCCTGTTCTGGACAGATCAAGCTTTCCCCTTTTACGGGCTGCGCTAATGCTTCACTGTTGGCACTGTCTGGCAAATCAGGACGATCAGACCAGCGAATCCTAAACCGGTCAGGATGCCGATCCTTTACCCGTTGGATAGCTTGCCCAATATCCCGCTCTAACGGAATGATGCTGTCTGGCCAATTGTGCGTATATCCCCACGCTGCCAGATTCGGATGATCATCGAGCCACTGGCCCCATTGTTCAACGTATTCAACAGACCAGAAATCGCCCAAAACATGTAGACGCACCAACGTCAGCTTGTCATGCCGTGCTTTCAATTCGCTGTCGATCTTTGCGATCAACTCCGGCCCGTGTTCCAGCCGGTGTGCAAATGGCATATTATTGCCGTAACAAGTTGCCAGGTGATGGCATGTTGCGGGACATGTCGCCCGCTCCTCAAGCGTTAGGGTGTGGACGCGGTAGCCTTTAAACCGGCCTTTCATCACCTCTTTTAATAGCTTCTTATTGGTGACAGGCTTTAACACTTTAAACGTGTAACCCGCCATAGCTCGGCGGCTTTTCTTATATCGGGTTTGCATTTGCATGGTTTAACCTCCGCGTTTTTCCATGTCCTAAGATATTATCAGATAATCCCATCTAATCAAATAAAATAATCCTGCGTCCTGCGTCCTGCGGCCCGCGCCATATGTATATGGACCGCAAAAAACTAGGGCCACCATTCGGTGGCCCTAGTCTCCGGAGGGACCGGTTACAGGATGCCAGGCACTAGGTAGTCATGCCATGCATCTTCTTTAGCGCACTCGATAGCTTCGTGCGGAGTGAGATCATCCTCGTAGTAGTCAGCCCATGGTGCGTCTGGTAAATCCTCGACGCCTACACCGACCTTGCGCTGCACGATCTCATCGCATGTGTTGTACCATTCTTTGAATCTCATCTGTCTGTCTCCGTTTGGTCCGCGTTCCCCGGGCAGGTATCCAGCCTGCCCGGGCACGGAGGGTCTAGTTGATGGGCGCTATGCTTTCAAGCTCACCTTCGACGTGATCGAGTTCGTCAATACGTTCCTCGAGTTCGGACAGCTTTTCCTGATCGGCAAATCCATCGTCCATCATCTCGCACGTTACTTCCTCGAGCATATTTCTGGCTTGACTGATCAGACCATTCGCTTTCTGGATTTCATCTGCATACTTCATTTAATTAACCTCCGTTATCGAGCGATATTGCTCACATAAACAGTACCATAATATCCCAACTAATCCAATAAATAATAGACCTGCGACCTGCGACCCGCGCCATATATATGTGGACCTGCGACCTGCGCCCGAAGACCCAAAAACCCGCAGGGTTTTTGGGAAAACCCCGGACCGAAGCCCGGGGTTCTGTTGTTACTCTGCTATGATCTGCCCTAGAAACTTAGCCACCCTGCTTTTGTTATCAGCCAGCCACTCCTCTATCTGTGGGGCATGGTAGAAAGTTTGGCTTGGTCCCCGTTTGCCCGATTGGCACAGCGGGGGAAGATGGGTTTGCACCCAACTTCGGGACATGCGGTAGCCCAGTTCCTCGAGCTTGATTTTAATTTCCTTTTGATTGTAGACACGCAACGCATGTCGATCTCTCGCGGGCATTACTGCTAGGGCTTCCAATACCTGTTCTTCTGTCATGTTATCACTCATCACCAGTCCCCCCTCTGCTTCCGCTCAAGGATCTCGCCTACGCAAAAATTGCACAGGAAAAACCCACCGATATCTTCGTCAGCGTGTTTTTGCATCTCGCCCTTGAACTCTGAGCAGCGGCAGCAAAGCTGACTGGTGTGAATGGTCTCGCCATTCATGTCTGTGGTGTACTCATTCTTCATCTTGTCCTCCGTTGGTTGGCGGGGGCTTCGGCCCCCGCGCAGTGGTTAAGCGATCCGGTAGGCCCGACGACGACCACCGTATGGTGATGGCTGGACCTCGATCTCTGTCCCGCCGTTCCGCAGGTCGGTCAGCAGCGTGTGGACACTGCTCTCCATCAGCCCAAGGAACCCACCTATCTGCTCGATGGTGAACCCCTCGCGGGCGTTCGACAGAAGCTCGATGGCCCGCTGTCTGGTCTTGACGCCCATCCGGAACGTGACCGGCTGAGAGTAGAGCGGATCAGTGATGACCGTCTGGTCCTCCGGCTCTTTGATCTGTATTCTGACGACTCTGTTGTCCTCGATCACAAGCTCGAGTGTTGTACGTGTGAGTGACATATCGTACCTCCGTTATGTCAGGTTACCGTTTCGGCCTTTTGGCCTCATCAGCGGCAGCACACACTGCCGGACGGTGGGGGCCGA